GTGCAAGCGTTTCAAGAAATTAAAGCAAAATACTGTCCCGATGGACAAACTTGTGAAATTATCATTATGTTTGGAATCATGGTTGGATTTATGTATACAGCGATGTTACCCATACTATGAAAATAACAGATGATGCATTAACAAAGTTAAGAGAACGAGCGGCCTCAAGCGATGCTTGGGGCGTTCGTCTTTCTATAAAAGGTGGAGGTTGCGGAGGCTATACATATGAGTTAAGTTATGCAGATATGCCTGGTTTAACTGATGTGATATACCAAAACATCTTAGCTGTAGATAGCCATAGTAATGGTTATGTGCAGGACGCTACATTAGAGTGGCAAGTGAATGGAGTGCAAGAAGAATTTGTAATCCAAAACGAAGAATTAGAAGCTGGACGCTGCGGTTGTGGTGAAAGCTTTTACATGGAGAGATAATGAAAACAAGTACAAATGGAATTAATTTAATCAAACACTTTGAAGGGTGTGAAACTAAAGCATACTTATGCCCAGCAGGAGTATGGACTATAGGCTATGGACATATTAAAGGTGTGCAAGAAGGCGATGTAATTACAGAGGCCGATGCTCATAATATGTTAGTAGAAGAACTCGAGGAGTATGAAGGTTATATTAATAACGCTGTTACTGTTTCTTTAAACCAAGACCAGTATGATGCTATGGTATCATGGGTTTATAATTTAGGAAATGGCAACTTAAATAGTAGTACGCTTTTGAAAGTATTAAATGGCGGAGACTATGACGGAGTTCCAGCTCAAATAATGAGGTGGAATAAAGCAGGCGGCAAAGTTCTTGAAGGTCTTACTAGACGCAGAGAAGCAGAAGCAAACTTATTCAGTGGAACTTAAGTTTGAAGGTAAGTCCTATTTTATTGGACAAGAGATGTGGGATAAAATGAATGCTCATGCCGAGCAAAGAGGTATGACATTAGATGAGTATATTGCGGAAGCATTTACAAAATTAAAGGAACAAAATGAAAGCAGACAAAAAACAGATTCATAGAGTAGAGCTAGTCGTTCAACTTGATGATACAGATGTAGGCGAATGGGTAGACGGAATTTACGAAATGACCAACAATGTTGTAGTTGATGTAACGAGTAACCCAATAAGAGTAATCGCCTCAGATACACACCCCTTAGATATTGAGCAGCCCGAGAATAAATGGATAAAAGATATTCTCAATGCAGGCTGAGTTAAATAATCTAAAGGTAGCCATAAAAGTAATCGAAGCTAATCAAAAAGCTACGAATAGTGCTTCACTATGGCAAAGCTACGAAGAAGAATTAATATCACTTCGTAAAAGACTGGGAGAGTTAGAATGTCAAATGGACAAAATATAGGACAATTCTCTGGAGATATGGACAGAAATGAAGTTGAGATAGACCTTAACAAATTTATGGCTTTATTACAGGAGAAGTCCGAACTCAAAGACAGAATTAGAGAATTAGAAGATATAAGTAATGTAAACCCTTTTCAAAAGGTAGTGTTTTTAGCACAAACCGTTGATAGTTGGAGAATATTTCCAAGAGCGTTTCTAAGTATTTATATGTTTCTTCTCTATTACGCAACATTTTGGTTTATGGATTTACCAGAACCATCATTAGAACAATCGGGTTTAATATCAGTATTAGTTGGAGCAGGCGCAGCTTGGTTTGGACTATATGCTGGAACACATAAAGCCCCAACAGCAGGACAAGATAAAAAGTAATTGAAATTAGACGACATAGAAAAAATACACCCCATGAAGCAAGTAGCTTTCATGTCAGTGGTGCAGGTATTGGTATTGGGTTTTATGGGTGTTTCTATGTATTTAATAGGAGTAATATTTAATTGAAAATAGAAATTTATAGTAAGGATAATTGTGTATTCTGCGAAAAAGCAGTTTCACTAGCAACATTAAAAGGTTTAGACATAACAGTTAAAAAATTAGGGGTAGACTTTGAAATGGGAGATTTAATGGAAGTTTTTCCAACTGCCAGAACTTTTCCACAAATAATCCTTAACGATGAAAAAATTGGTGGTTATACCGAACTTTCACAAATCATAAAATAATACTTGACACAGCACTTATTTTTTAGTATAATATTAATATGAATATATTTATACTTGACGAGAACATAGACAAGTGTGCTGAAGCTCATGTAGACAAGCATATAGTAAAAATGCCCTTAGAAGCTGCACAGATGCTATGTACTAATCATTGGATAAATAAATACTTAGGACACATACCAAGAAAATTAGAATCAAATGAATGGCAAATTATCAAAGAGGCTAAAAGTAATGAAGTCAGAGACTTTCCTTACTTACCTACTATGTACAACCACCCTTGCACTGTTTGGGCTCGTTGTAGTCTTGATAATTATGAGTGGTTATTCTGCTATGCGCTCGCACTTAATGACGAATATAGATACAGATATGGAAAAGAACATAAGTCAGTGCATGAAGTCATACTCAAATTACCAGAGTACAGTATACCCAGCCACGGACTCACTCCTTTTGCTCAGGCTATGCCAGAGACACTTAAAGGAGAAAACGCCGTTGAAGCCTATAGAAGATTCTACCACAAAGATAAAGCAAGTTTTGCCGAATGGAAATTCAGAAACAAGCCCTCATGGTGGTTAGAAGAAGAAGCTAATTATGAGAGTCGTATTACAAGATAGTCCTTATATATCAGTATATTTTCCACCTAATTGGACACAGGAAAAGATAGATAAATGGGTAGCTAAGTGGTATTCATCAAGAAATTTAACACACTAGGAATAAATGACACAAGAACAAAAACAATTTAATGATTACGCAAAGTTCGTAATCAGCACAACATCAGACGAAAGTCTGCACACAATCGCTTTAATAAGCAGACTACATACTTTACAAGAGAAAACAAAAATAGAGTTCCCACAGCTACTTACAGCATCAATCGGTATGCAAGCTGAATCGGGAGAGTTTTCAGAGGTAATTAAAAAAATAATATTTCAAGGCAGAGAATACAACGAAGATGAGAGATTTCACCTTATGCGTGAACTTGGCGATGTACTATGGTATTGGGTTCAAGGTTGCACAGCGTTAGGGTACACTCCACAAGAAGTTATGGAAGAAAATATACGCAAACTAGAGAGTAGATACCCTAACGGCTTCGAAGTAGCTATGTCTGAAAACAGGCAAGAAGGAGACATATGACAAACGCGTGGAGAAAGAAAAACATAACTACAAGACGACAGAACGCTTTAGATAGGTTATTAAAAGTTAAAAACCCTAATAAAAGGCAAAAGGCCGAGATTGAAACTTTGGAGAAAAGAATATGATGGTAATGATGAAACAACACTATCATACCTTCAAAGAGGGAGATAGAACAGCAGAGGTTTGGAAAACATTAAAAGGCGAATGGGCCACTAGACACTATGATAAGAAAGGTGGCAGAGCAAGTGTATGGGTAGAAGATAGAGTTCATACAGGGCACAATGAAATATGGGCAGAAAATGCCGCAGAAAATTGGGTATTGGGGGTGAATTCATGATAGATATATTTTTAATCCCTTTTTACGCATTTAAGTGGGTTTTCTCACTAGCTTTTTGGTATTATGGCATAGTACTTTTAACAAATACAGAAACATATGAAAATGCTTCTGATAAATTAAAGGAAAGGTGGAATGAGCTTAGACAAAAATAAGTTTAATGAAGACATAATTCTAACTCGAGTTAAAAATTACATAGATAATACTTATAATCTACACTACGGAAAGGGTAATATTCAAACAACAGAAGTTACTTTTGACGCTGGTCATGGTGAAAGCTTTTGTATTGGAAATATACTAAAGTATGCTCAACGCTTTGGAAAGAAAGAGGGCAAAAACGAACAAGACCTGTATAAGATTATACATTATGCAGTAATGATACTAGGGGAAATGCACAAGCAGGAAACAAAAGAATTACGAGAATTTTACGACCATATGCAAGAAGGAGTAGAGTAATGAAAACTGTTTTAAAACATAGTATGGTTTTAGTTTTTGCATCATCAATAATTTTATGTGCTGTTTTTTGGATTATATTAGCAGCACTTATGGGACATTAAATAATGGCAGCAAGAGGAGTTCGTGCGAAATCACATGAAAAACTAGACGACACAAATTTACAAAGAGTATGGGAAGCACTAAATGATAGTAGTCCTATTACGAAAAAAGAAGCGTGTGAAATGCTTAATATTACATACAATACTACTAGACTTAACAGAATACTGGAAGAGCATAGAGATACTATGGAATATAGAGCTAGACGCAAATCTCAATTAAAAGGAACAAAAGCAACAGACGCAGAAATAAAACAAGTTATAGAGTGGTATCTACAAGAACACCCTATATCAGATATTGCAAAGTCAATGTATCGTAGTTCTACCTTTGTTAAAAACATAATTAATAAAGTAGGAGTACCAGAAAAACGACCAAAAACTGAACAAGGTGGTAAACATAAAATAGGATATTTACCAGACGAGTGCGTCAAAGAAACATTTGAGCCAGGTGAGAAAGTTTGGTGTGCAAGATATGACCTACCAGGCATAATTAAAAAAGAAACTATACATGAGTCTACAAACTATATAGAAAAGTATGGCTCAAGATGTTATCAAGTATATGTAATAGAATTATCAAATTTTGAAAGTCCTTACTTTGGCTTTCAAGAAATTGGTGGGTTTAATGCCCACTCACTAGCCTATGATTTAGGTAGTTTAAAACATTTAGAAAAGTACGGCGCTGAGATTCAACCAGCTTAAAGGATTAAATATGGACGCTTTAGTAGTCCTCGGGGCTAGTTACCTCGCAACATGGGTGATGGTTTTTTATCGAACCTATTTTATCTGTGTTGAAATGATAAGAATAGAAAGACCGAACAGTTTAATAATTAAATATAGAGTACTACATGCAATAATTTATATTGTAGGAATAGGAATAATAACCATACCACTAATAAGAGTAGCTTTTTCTAATAATTTAAGAAGAAGATTTTGCATAGGGTATGTAAACGCAATTTTGGAGAAATAATGAGAGATAAGATTTTTAAAGCGCTCAAGCTAATGTATGAAGGGCAAATAGCGGAAGCTGATGCTAACATAGCTGTTTATTTACAAAACCCTGCTGGAATCGGAGAACACTCCGAAATAGTAGCAGAAGTAGATAAACAAATAGAAAAAGCGGCCGCAGCGCAAGAAAAACTAGACTACCTAGAAAACATAGGATACTAAGATGACCTTCATGCTTAACGACACTCTTGAAGAAGAACAAAGAGTGATAATCTGCGAACAGCAGAAAGAAATAAATAAATTGAGGCAGAACATTATACAACTGCAAAAGATGGTCGCAGAAGAGACCGAACAGAAATATCGTGCATATATAAAATATGCGGATTTACAAAAGGAACTGGATATACATTCAAAAAACAGTTCTTGACTTGGCGTCTATTTTTCTGTATAATATTTATATATGGGAGATAGATTTTATCAACAACAACTCGATAAATTAGGGACATGCCCTGGCTATCGAGGTACAAAACGGAGACGAAAAATGGCTTGGACAGACGAATCAAAAGCTGAAGCCGTTGAACTTTACACAGAAGCTGAACCAACTCCAGAAACATCAATGGAGATTGTTAAAGATATAGCTGAACAGTTAGGCGAATCGCCTAATGGAGTTAGAATGATTTTAACAAAAGCAGGTGTCTATGTGAAGAAATCTCCTGCAACTAGAAGTGCTTCATCATCTACAGGTGGTGGTACAGCTAGAGTAAGCAAAGCAGATGCACAGGAAAGCCTTAAAGGCGCTTTATCTGATGCAGGTCAAGAAATTGATGCTGACATCATTGATAAATTAACTGGTAAAGCTGCGGTTTATTTTGCAGGTGTTATCAACGCACTCAATAACTAATGGCTATTGAGCAAATACTAGTGCTGTTGGTAGTATTAGTAACAATATGGGGTTTGTGGTAATCTAGTACTACCATTACTTAAAGAAAGAGTTTTCTTAACAGTAATGGAGTATATTAGTGAAAAAAGCAGACTTTATAAGTCAAGTGGATAATTGTGGAGACGCAGTTATCACTTATAGAAGTACCAACTCAAGAAAACTAAAGTACAATGTTTGCACTTTAGATTTCAATAATAAGTATATTCAGAGCAAGAAGAACCGTGCCAAAGAGACACAGGACACAGTTCTTCTTTTCTGTTGGGATACAGATTCGTATAGGTTATTAAGACCTGCGAATGTAACAAGCATCGTGCCCCTTAGTGCAATACTGAGGAACAAACGATGAATATATATGACGCTCCCGAAGCGTATCAAAAAATAATTTCACAAAATGCTGATGGTACAGAGCAAGTGAGATTAACAGTTAATGAGTTTAGAGGAGTGGAGTATTTACATCTTAGAAAATACTACTTAGACTTTGAAGGAGATTTTAAGCCTAGTAAGGACGGCGTAGCCATGGCTCTTGATTTCCAAAACTCAAAGGCAATGTTTGAGGGATTAGTCGAGATACTGTCCCTTGCAGAAGTAAAAGACACCCTAGAAACTCACTTCAAAGATATTTTAGATGAAATTTACCTAAACTAAATTTAGTTCTTGACTTGTCTTTAAATTTTTGTTATAATAATAGAAATGAAAATATATAACAGGAATTTATGCAAAGTATAAAAGACTTTTTAGACAAGGCCAGCGATGCCTATTACAAAGGCTCACCTATCATTAGTGATAGTGAGTTTGATAGGTTAGCAGAGTCTATTAATTATGAAGAAGTAGGCAGTAAGCAAGACAATAGAATCGCTCACCAGTTTCAAATGTTTTCTTTACAGAAAGTATTTGACAATGAACTAGGTAAAGACCCCTTCAATAAATACACAGAAACAGTAATTGTAACGCCCAAGTTAGATGGGGCGGCAGTTTCTTTGCTTTATATTGACGGAGAGTTTGTACAAGGTTTAACTAGAGGTGATGGTAAAAAAGGTCTTGATGTAACCGACCATTTGAGAACATTAGTTCCTCAAATGTTTCATGGTTCTGCTCACATAAATCAAATTACAGGCGAAGTTGTAGCACGAAAAGAAATAAAAAATGCTAGAAACTATGCCGCAGGAGCATTGAATTTAAAAAGTGTTGAAGAATTTAGTAGTAGAGAACTTAAGTTTATAGCTTATGGAGTTCAACCTTCTATTCATACAGATTGGACTGCTGATTTAGGTCAAGCAAAACAGTTTGGCTTTGACACAGTATTAGATAGTGATTGGAGAGAGTATCCAGACGATGGATTAGTATTCAGAATAAATAACAATGCTGAATTTGAAAAGAGAGGTTATACATCACACCACCCTAGAGGCGCTTATGCCTTCAAAACAATACAAGACGGAGTTGAAACTGAGTTAGTAGATGTTCTATGGAATGTCGGAAAGTCAGGGGTTGTTGCCCCTGTAGCAGTATTAAAACCTATTGAGATTGATGGAGCAGTTGTAAGTAGAGCAACTCTACACAACATGGCACATATAGCAGCCTTAGACCTAGAGATAGGTTGCACAGTAGAAGTAATCAGAAGTGGAGAAATTATCCCACGAATAGTAAGGAGAGTATAATGGCAAATAATGTATCGTTTTATATAACAGCAGATTCAGAAGTAGATTTTACAAAATCATTCAAAATGCATACTTATACACGCACTTGGGAAGATTCTTCATGGGAAGTCACAGAAGCAATAGAACTAGAGAGACAACCCTTCATGGAAAATTTAGAACAAGAATGGGACAAAGACAATGGTTGGCTTGAAAATAGCTATGATTGGTATTGTGAGAATGTTGGAGCAAAGTGGTGTAATATTGAAGAAGTAGATGAATGCCAAGTTTATGGGTATTCAGCATGGTCACCACCAATAGAAATGTTAGGGCATTTAGCCAAGTATATGAAAACAGGTCTACGAATGAACTATGAAGACGAGTTTCGTAATTTCATAGGAGTAGCATGGGCAGACGAAGACGGCGAGACTTCTTACGACGAAATTGAGGGAGAGGAACTCCTAGAAAGATTTCTTGAAGATACTGGAATGGAAGAAGTATCTTCAGACTTTGATTGGTCTGAGGAAGTAGAAGTAGATGGTGTAAAACATTGTGCCGATGAATATTATGACAGCATAGTATATAATTGGTTTGGTGAGCAGTAAGTAGAGTATAATGTCAGATAAGAAAGTAGTAAACAAAGAGGATTTTGAGAAGTCAAACAGATGGCTTAAATCAGCTACACCTAAACAA